GCATGAGTATAATCACGAAGGTAGTCGTTGCCAAAGAATCCATTGGCAGCGTCTGTTAATAAGTTCTGAAAGAATCCAGACATTTAATATATTAAAATATATTAAGCTTGACCAGCACCAATACCTGTAGCTGATGCGCCACCTAAAGCACGACCAACACTTGTACCAACACCAGAACTCAATGGTGATTGAACTGCATTGTCAAAACGAATTGCTAATTGTATTGTTACAACTTCATTTGAACTATAAGCTAAATTATTATAATTAGCTGCCTGTAAGAAGCATCCATATACTTCCCAAGTTTCTAACACGATTGGAGTAGCAGTACCGTTACCACCGTCTAAGATTTCAATGTTTGTTTGAAACTTATAATCTTGACCAGTTGCGGCTGAAGCCTGTTCAACAAAGTCCATTTGCTTCTGTAATTGTTGGCCAACCAGTGCTGAAACGCTGCCCGAAGCATCATCTCTAACATTGATTGTCATCGGTTGCCATTCATGTCTACCTGCCAAATACATAGTAGAGTTATAAACCGGTATAGTAATTTCACCAAAACTAACTGATGGGCGTGTTACGTCAATAACTTGCTTTGTCAATTCATTAGTGGCATTATTAGTACCAAAATTTAAAAAGTTAACTCTAAAACGATATTGTAGTTTGGGCATTAGCAAGCCCTGATTTCCGCCAGCGTTGTCTGACGCTACGGTCATGTTAAACAATGATTGTGAGGCTATTGCCATGTTTTTCTCCTGTTATTAATATTTATCTATTTAAATAGATACCCCTCTCGGGGTATCATATTCTATTATTGTCCACCAAGCTCGCCTGTGTTCAATATACGAACTGGTATATAGATGAATTCAGCCGCCTTAACAGGCTCTACTGCAACATCAATCCAAAGTTCATTTCTATCGATTCTTGCCGGTGTATTGTTACTTTCGTCACACACTACCAAATAATCATATAGACCACGTTTAGCAACTAAATCAACCATTAATGATTGTACAACACCAGCAATTTGATTACGTGTCAATGCATCGTTAGGTTCAAACACAAACGGTCTTGCCGCTAATGTCAATTGTCTACGTATGTAGGCAATCAAACGAGCAACGTTAGTTCTGTCTAATGCACTTGAACTATTAAAGCTAGTCTTGTTACCATAATTTAATAATCCAACACCAGTAAAGAATACTAATGGATTAATAAAGTTGATATACAATACATCACGAATACCTAAACGTGTTTTTATCGATTGGAACTCACCACTAGCACTATCAATATAACCAATGCTTAAAGCATTGTCAATTGTACCACGACGAGTACCGGCTGCCGCTAACCAAGGATAGCTAATAGTATCATTGCGTAAGAAAGTACGTAACATCATATATGATGGGGGTACTGCTACCTGATTACCTTGTAAGTCAGTTGCTAATCCACTAGGATAGAATAGACCCATATATGTATCACGGTTTACTAGACCTTCTTCACCTGTACTTGCTGCGCCTGCCTCATTGTTGGCCCAAGCTTGAATTGCAGTAGCATCATCTGGTAATCTCATCGGTGTATCACCTAGAATATAACCGGTTTGGCCACGGTCATTATTCAACACAATCATGCTAGGTTGTAGTTCTGGATAGTTAGGTGTTGCTATCAAGTTAAAGAAATTATCTTCATCACGTATTGCTGTATTAGTAGAAATAGCCGCAGTCAATGATTGTACAACCATTGCACGTTGTGCCTTACGACCCATATATGGTGCACCAGTTGTTTGATTACCGCTTACTGTTACCCAAGTACTAGTAAATGTAGGTAGTGTCTCATCTGGGAAACTTGTGCCGTTAAAGTAATCAACCATGTACTGTTTTACATTATAACCACTACGGCGTGTGTTGAATAACAACATTCCAGATGGATATAGTGCTGGACTAGGTGCATCTAAATCAAGATTATTACTAGTTAGCAAACTAACAATTGTTGGTATTGGATCATCAACTGGATTAACTGTATCCTGATCATCTGACCAACGTGCATCAGCAAATACTACACCAGTACTGCTTGTTTGGTCTGTGTTGTTAATTAATACCCACTGGTCGATACCATTAACACTTTGCCAACGACTAATTATCGGGTAGTTTTCTAAATCGCTTGTATCAATCCATAAATCACCGTATACTAATGCTGTGCCGTCACTTTGTCCGGTTGTTGCAGATGGAGCAGTTGCACTAATAATTGGACCGTTAGGATCAGTTTCATTTGTTCCTGTTGGTAGCGGGAAACCACTAGAGTCATAATCTCTGTTACCGTAACCATACCATGCGCCATTGAAGTTAACCATAATGTCAACTTGGTCAACCACTGAATAGAACCAGTTTGTATCATTAGCAGGAGCAACTGCAGGCTGACCCTCATTAGCAATATACGTAAATTCTACCCAATTACTTAACTGAGTTCTATAATTTGCTGACGGGGCACCTGACACATATGCACATGCTGTGATTCCACCAGACCCGCCAATTTCCGTAACTACAACAGTTAAATCATTAGAACCTGAAATACCGCCTAAAGATGTTCCGTTAATTACAACAGTATCACCTACAATATAACCAGTGCCGGCCGCTGTAACGCCTACACCATTAATGTAATATACTTGTGCGGAACTAGTAACATTAAATGTCGCATTTACGCCCGAAGTAACAGGTTGTGTTCCTGCTGCCGGTGCAGCTGCAAATGTAGCTAAAACGCTTGGTCCGTACTTGCAACCGGATGTCACGCCTATATCAAATCCTGCTTCTGCAATTACTCCGTTAGATACTCCATCAGATACAAATGATGAATTTACTGTATCATCTAATATAATTTCTCCACCTTCAGTATGTACTAATTGAATAGAACCGTCTGTTGTAACAGTTGCAGTAGTATACAATATATTTGCCGCAAGCCATGCTGTGACAAAACCTGTTGCAGTGCTAGCATTAGGTATTGTAACATTAAATGCTGAACTTAGTGATGAGTTTCCTGGAACACTTACATAAACATTCATGTAATAAGGACCGGCTCCAACACAATTTGTACTATTAAACACTGGTTCTGTATTTGTTCCTGTGACTACAGTAGAACCTGTAGCAAGTCTTTCCCATATATATACCGGAGCTGTTGATAATGCCCCGTTAAATGAGTATTGAGCATATACAGATCCTGCAGGAATAGCTTTACCTCCCGTAGAATCAATACTAGCTGATATTGTCCAATCACTAGTTGCCAATCCAACTGTTTTGTTAGTCCAAGAATTTGTAACACCATTAAACTGAGCCATAACTGGGCTTAAACCAGTACCAGCCGATCCAACTTTAATCCATACTGAACCTGTTGGTCTAGGTGTAGTTTGATTGCTACCCCATAATGGCATTTGAGCACTTGTACCGTAATAAACAATTGGTTGATTATATGTACCTGCTACTAAACCAATACCACCGGCAGCAGTACCTGCCGAGCCAGTAACTGCGGAGATTTCTATACTAGCAGTAGCTGATAGTATTAGTTGGTTACTAAATATGCACAACTTACCACTACGCACCTCTGCTGAAAGTCCAGTCCAGTCCAAATCATTTATTAAAGCTGCAACAGCAGTAACAGTAGTACTTGAGGGAATAGTAATAGTAGTACTATAATATCCAGACATATTGATATCAAATGAACCGGATGCCGCTATTGTGGTAACTGAATTTTGAGCTTGGATTGTAGGAATATTTCTTCTCCAATTTGCTACTCCTACAGAAGTCCATTCATTTTTTGTATTTTTATAAAAATACGTTTTATTTGATGCACTTGAAGGTGCACCAGTGATTTCCATAGCATTTACTGCATAATCACCGATATTGCCTATACTATCTAATGGTATACCACCTGATAGTTGTGTACTGTCTGTTATAACAATAGGAGTTTGTAGTGTAAATTGATTAGTAGTTTGGTTGTATTCATAAATTCCCCATGTACTAGAAGTAGCATCTAACCACCATGTACCGGCAGCTGGATTACCTGTTGGGCGCCCTGTTTGACCGACTAAGCTGGCCAAATCAATATCAGCACGTAAAACATAACAACGATTTGTTACACCTAATGTACTATAGGCTGCTAACAATCCATATTCATTTAACTCATAACCTTGAATTGGTGTACCATTTGTCGTTGTATAGAAGAACGGTGAACCATATAAGTTTACTAAGTCTCGCTGACTTGTTACTTGGAATAGTTTATTTGCGTTAGCGGCTGTTGTTGCGGCTGCTACACCTGTTCCGGATGCATCAGCTTTGTTTTGTGCTGTTGCTAATAGAATAAGCGGGACTGAATTCGTTGGGGCTGGAAGATATTGACTCTGGTCAATGATCGTTACTTCTACGCCTGGAGATGTTAATGCCATTTTATATTTCCTTTATGTAAAATTTTAAGGTTTACTACCTGATTGCATACTAATATTTATCAAATACTTATAAAAAGGCATACTTACCGTGCCTTCGAAGGTTCCTAGAGTAAATACATGATGAGACCTATATGCAATACATGTGGAAAGAATTACTGCTCCGTTAACTACCACCGTGCAGGAATAACACACTATAGAAGTATGTGCGATGAG